TATACCAATTACTGGTACTAGCATTATAATAGGTTGTGTTTCCATTTGAAAGCACTCCACCACCTTCTTGAAAATTTGTATTGAATGTATTAAAAACATTACTTGGAGAATCTTCAGTATTAGTTAATGTACCACCACCAACTGACCAGTTATTACCTTGACCAGATTGGTCTGTAACTGAATTACCATCTTTTAAAATAAATGTTCCAAAACTTCCATAAGTCACACTAGGAGAAGTTTTAATTTTCCATTCTCCAGTTGTTGCATCTGTTTCTCCAAAGTCTGATGCTTGATATTGAGTTCCATCAATATTATGGAAGTGAGAAATAATACCATCAAAATATCTAGCATTATCTTGACCACTTCTTCCTATTGAATGAGCATAACCTGTATAATGCCATCTAAAATCTTCATTTAAACTTGGATAGTTTGCAGTTGCAAAACTTGTAATTTGTTCACCATTTACATAGATTTTTAATCTATTTGATTCTGTTGATTGTGTAGTATCAGGTGCAACAACAATGTGATACCAACCATTAACATCTCTATATTTTGCATTTGTTTTCATTTGTGTTTGGAAAGGGTCACCAACTGTACCACCTTGAGTAAACTCTAATTGGTCACTAGCATTAAACTCTAATTGAGTAAAATAATTTCCACTTGAATCTCCATTAACTCCCCAAATCATTTGTCTAGAACTTAATCCAGCTCTTTTAACCCAACAAGAAACTGTCCAAGTTTTTTGATTGGTTGTAGAAGATGGTGTTTTTGTTATGTATGTACTAGCCATTAGTTAAATTGTCCCCCACCTGTTGCACCGAAGCTAGATGTTAAGCTAAATGCTCTATCAACTGTTTGTGCTTCGGCATCTGTAATTCTTAAAGTAAAATTATAAGTTGTTGGTGTAGTTGAACTACCACCAAAGTCACTTGTTGTTATCACACCTGTAGATGAATTTAAAGTACAATTTGCTTGTGAGGCATTTGTTAATACAGATGTTACTTCAGAAAAAGTTATTGAACTATCAGAAGAACCTGCAACTGTTGCTACAGTTCCTGAAAAATTACCAGCAATCGTACCTAGTGATCCTGCAGCAGTTGTAAAACTTGGTGCAGTTGAAGCTGTTATAATATTGTTTGTTGATCTTCCAGCATTACCATCTGGGTTTTCTATTCTTACATAATAATTACCTAATGCTAAAGTTACATTAACTGAAAGTGTAGTAGCATTTGTAAATGAAACTGTATTAGAATTTGTGATAGCACCTGTTGAACCATTAACAAATTCAACAGTAGGTATTGAAACAAAGTTTGTTCCTGTAATACTTATTGTTGTAGCAGTTGCAGGAGCAATAGTTTGAGATACATTGGCTACTGTTGGTTTATCTTCTACTGCTGCTGCAAAAGATAAAACACCATTTGCATCTGTTTGTAAAAAATATCCATTAGTAATAGAGCTTGGCAAAGTTAAAGTATAAGATTGTCCAGCAGAGTGAGGTGGTGCTTTTATTTTTACACCATGAGAATTTTGTGAACAGTTTAATTGTATTTGACCATCATTAGATCCACCATCACCACTTACAGTTAAACCATTGTAATTAGTTGTAACAGTTGCACCTGTTAATGTTTTACCTGCCATTGTTGTAGGTAATCTTGCATCATTTAAAGTTCCTGATGTAATATTTGACGCATCAATACTTGCTACATTAAATGTTCCATAAGCAACTATATCAATCAAATCAGCTTGTGTTGCACCAGTTGCTAATACTACTGATGTACCTGAAGTTACAGTTACATCTGTACCATTAACTAATTTAACACCATTTAAATATACATCTATAAATCCTGCATCATAAGCAAGTGTATTGCCATTATCATCTGATCCTGTAAATGTAGTTTGATTTGCAGAAGCTGTGTATTTAAATCTTGCAGATGTTCCATTAACTGTAGAACCTGCTGCTGCCCAACCAGATGATTTATAAACTTTTAATTCATTTGCTGTAGTGTCAAAATATAAATCACCCACATCCAAAGAACTACTTGGTGCTGAACTTGCTACTCTATATCTTTCACCAAAACTATTAACACCAGTAATATTTGCTGCTGTTGTATTAACATTTGATATTGAACCAGCTACAGTATTAACATTAGAAATAGAACCACCTACATTAGTAACATTAGTGTTGTTAGATGCTACTGTATTAATATTAGTTAAGTTACCAGCAACTGTATTTACATTTGCTATTGATCCACCAACATTTGTTACATTAGTATTATTTGATGCAACTGTATTTATGTTTGTAGAGTTTCCAGCTACAGCAGTAATGTTAGAATCATTATTTGCAACTGTTGTAATATTAGAGCTGATTGCAGCTACTGTTGAAACTTCTGTAGCTTTAGGAGTTAATCTATGAAAAGTGTAAGTATTTAATGTTGTAGTTGTTTCTACAAGTACACCAAATCCTGCTGTTAAAACTGTAGAACCACATCCAGTTATTGTTACTGTAGAACCACCTACAGTTCCACTTGATATACTAACAGTTCCTCCAGAAGGTGTTCTTGTAGATGAAATTTCTTTTATAGAAACGATTGTACCTGCACCATCATTTACATCTGGGTTTGTATTTGGAAAACTTGTTTCATTTGCTATTGGAAAAAAACCACCTACATCATCTACAAGATCAATTACTCTTGCATCTATAGCTGCTGTTGTTGCAATAAAATTATCTGAAGCTGACCAAGACTGACCAGAGTTAATTAATTCAGATGTATCTTTATTTAAAAATCTAGTGTCAGAAGCTGATGTTGTATAAAAAGTATTGTCATCTGGAGTATGAGCTGCTTGTTCTGATGCCACAACTATTGCTGCATCTGCAATTTTATCTATTGTTACAGCATCATTATTAATTTTAGCTGTTGTTACATTGTTGTCTGCTATTTTAGCTGTAGTTATATTTGCATCTGCAATATGTGCAGTATCAATACTGCCATCTACATAATGTTCTGAATCTATACTATCATCTGCAATCTTACTTCCATTAACTGCATCTGCATTTATTTTTGCAGTTGTAATTCCATTGTCAGCTATTTTAGCTGTTGTAACATTTGCATCTGTTATTTTTGCAGTAGTAATTGCGTTGTCTGCTATTTTAGTTGTAGTAACTGCATTAGCATTTATCTTTGCTTCTGTAACTGCATTGGCATTTACTTGTGATGCTTGAACTGCATTGTCAGCAATCTTTGCATTAGTAACTGCATCATCTGCAAGTTTAACTGTAGTAACAGAACCATCTGCTAATGTAATAGTTGTAACAATTCCAGTTGGTATTGAATTATTTGTTTTTGATAAAATACCTATATAAACATTTGATATAGCTTCATTGGATAATGAACCACTATCCCAAGTTACATTGATTGTTGTGTTTGTTGAAAATGACGAACTAGCAATCGTTCCATAAATTGTACCTGGAGTTGTTGCAGTTAATTTAATTCTTCTACCTGCATGATAAATTGCACTTACATCTACACCATTAATTGTAAAAGAAGTTGCTGATGCGTAAGCTGCTGTGTAAGCACCATCACCATCACCATATTCTACCCATTGTGCATCATTGAACCACTCTCTAGTATTCTTCATCAATGCTCTGATTGCATTGTTTAGATTAGAAGGTAGCATTCCTTCTGCAACAGAAATACCATTTAATGATGTGTTACTAGCTTGTGTTGTTGAATAATCTTTTATACCTGCCACTTTATTCTCCTATGAACCAAGCAAATGCTTTATTGTTTTCTTGATTCTTTTCGTTAATCAATGCGTTGATAGCTTCTTCAATTTGTCTTTGAAAGAACTCTTGAGTTTCAAAACTGTATCTCACATTATCTATATCACTTTTATCTGTCATCTCAAGCCTGATCTTGATGCAACAATATCTATTCCTTGTGCATCTTTCCAAGCTCCTCCACTTGGTATTTTTACATTAAATTTTACATATCTTCCAGATTGTCTTACTGGATTAATACCTGTTGTATTCATACTTGAAACAGATGATTCTGTACTACTATCTGCTAGTTTATCTCTAGTTTTTATAGTTACAGTAGCTTCAGCATCTACAATAGGTCTTACACCTATTATATTTGATCTTGTTCCTGGAAACAACTCAATTTCTGAAGTTTCTATTTCTCCTACATTTGCAGTACCAGAAAAAATAGCTGCTTTAAAATTATTATCTATTGCTCCCAATAGTAATTGTCCTCCAGACCAAAAGTCAGTATCTAAAGCAATATTAATTTGATCCAAGTTTTGAGATATAATATCCATTAACTCTACTGTATATGCACCAACAAACTGTGAAAATATTGTACTAGCATTAGCTTCAGCAGTTGACCATTTTTGTGTAGCATAATTATAAATTAATATTTTATCACAAATACCTGTAGTGTTAGATGTATTAGAAGCTGAAGGATATAACCACATAGCAAGTTGATTAAATGGATCAACAGCAGCACATATTCTATCAGCAAATGCTTTGTTTAAATCTACATCAAAAAATCTATTTACTTTTTCTGCTCCTATTGAAATTACTTGATCGCCATTGATTTCAAAAAAACCATCATCTGCATAAAAGAATACTCTACGATTATCTTG